TGATGGCCTTGCTCAAGATTGCCCGGGCCTCTGTAAACCCTGAGCACGTAGATAGCTGGATTGATGGCGCGGGGTATATGGCTTGCGGCGGGGAATTGGCGACGCTGGGGGGAAAGGATTGAGTATCACAAAAGGAATGTTCACCATCACCCCGCCGAACGAGCCGCTGACGCTGGAGCAGCTGCGGGAGATAAAAGACGAGCCTGTATATCTCAAAGTCTTTGACCCACTGCTGCAAAGCGGGTGGCATATTATCAAGGCTGTTACGCAGGATAAAATAATTTTCAGAGAATGGCAAAAAGTCTATGTGCCTATTAAGGGTTTAGGAGTGACCTATAATCTGTACCGCCGCCCGCCGGAGGGAGAAGCATGAAAGTACTGGTTGCCTGTGAAGAGTCACAGGAGGTCTGCAAGGCGTTCCGGGCGCTGGGGCATGAAGCATACAGCTGTGACATAGAGCAGTGTTCGGGCGGGCATCCCGAATGGCATTTGCAGTGCGATGCACTGGAACTGCTGAAAATACGGTGGGATTTGATTATCGCGCATCCGCCATGTACTTACCTGACAAAAGCCGGGGCCGTCCGCATGAGGGTAAATGGTGAAATTGTTCCGGATCGGTATGAAAAGGCGATGGAAGCCAGGGAATTTTTCCTGAAATTTCTGAACGCGGATTGTCCGCGCATAGCGGTGGAAAACCCGACTCCCATGAAGCTTGTAGACCTGCCTCCATACACACAGGCCATACAGCCGTATGAGTATGGGCACCCGTACAGCAAACGGACGTGTCTGTGGCTCAAAGGGCTTCCGCCGCTGCAACCGACGGATATACTGGACGAGCATAAGCCATATGTAAACGGCGGATGTAAGGACGCGCACGGGAATTACCGGCGTTTTCAAGGAGGCAAAGAACGCGACCCCAAAATACGCTCCAAAACATTCCCGGGCATTGCCCGTGCGATGGCCGAACAATGGGGCGGAATATGCCCGCCGGAGGGAGAGGAGGAAACATGATGGATGTTGAGAAGTTGATTGAGCAACTAAATGAATATTTTGAAGGGAAAGAATTGAAAAGGGGCGTTGCGCTTGATGCTGCTACCAGCCTCTCCACGTTCCAGGATGAAAACGAGAAGCTGCGGGCCGAGCTGGAACAGAAATCAAAACTGATTGCCAAGCAGGCCGCAGAATTGGAACGGCGGGACACGTTGCTGAAAGAGCAAGAGACCGAGTTGGAGCGGATGAAGGAAATCATGAGAGAGAACGGAATCATGGTTATCCCGTTAAAATATCCTGGCGGCACAGCAAGATGGAATATTCAGAAGCCGCGTGATCAGAAGGAGAAATAACATGGAAAAGTTGACGGAGAAATTAAAGTATGTACTGGAAGATTGTATTGATTGTATCAGCCCTATCCAACAAGAGGTGATAAACAAAGCTGTTGACCGCCTCGCCGCCTATGAGGAAACTGGCCTGGAGCCGGAGGAGATAGAACTGCTTGCAAAGCAGAGAGACCTTTATGTAGACGCTTGTGGCGAACTTCCCCTTAAAAGAATCCGCGAATTGGCCCAGGCGGACAGGGAGGGGCGGTGTGTGGTGATGCCGTGCGAGGTTGGTAGTAAGGTATATATGCCGTTCTGTGATGAAGTCGTAGAAAAGCGCATCGGACAGTTTCTCGTGAACGGATATACAGAGCCGAGAATTTGGACAGACATTGACTGCGATTGGGCGACAACACAAAGGGTTCGTTGGGACTTGGCGTTTGGAAAAACCGTCTTTCTGACCCGCGAGGAAGCCGAGGCCGCACTACGGAGGGAGCAGGAATGAACATTGGTGATAAGGTGGTCTGTGTGCTGAGTGGAGTATGTGGGGTTATAGTTAAAATTTATACGCCTACTGCCAGCGCTCCACAAATTATGGTTAAAACAGGAGGCGGCAGCCTATATCATGCCCCGTACAGTACATGGAGGAAACAGGAATGAAGGAGTATATTGAGAGAGAACAGGCAATTGACCTGTTTTATCCGGTTAGCCCGGAAAATGATGGATCAGATGGATGCACTATTATTTACAAACCTGGGAAATTTAGTTCTTCCGAGATTGAAGCCATGCTGTCAGATCTCCCCACCGCCGACGTTGCGGAGGTGAGGCACGGGAGATGGGAAAGGGTTTCAACCGCAAGCGGAATCATTTCAAGAGTTAGGTGCTCTGTTTGTGCTGGAACACAGCCGCTAACATTTGAGAATATGCCATACTGTCCAACGTGCGGCGCTCGTATGGATAAGGAGGACGAGCAATGAAGTTTCGGAATCCGAATACGCAAGAAGTATATGAAGTAGTACATAATGACTGTGAAAAGTCAGGATTTTGTGCTAACTTGTCTTGTTTGTTTTGTCCTATATTGAATAAAACAAAAGGTATGTGTTCCACCTGGATAAATGACAACCCAAATGAAGCTGCTCGCTTGATGGGTTATGAGGTGGTAGAGGATGATTGCGACCAGTCGCAAAAAAGTCGCAATTCAGTCGCAAAAAAGGAGGAGGCCAACATGGACAAGCCGAGAATTTGTGAGGTGCTGGAGGTTGAGGTGGGAGAGCCATTTGGTTTTAATGATTTCCCATTTGACGACGTGAAAAGTTATTTTATCGGCACAGATGGAGAAATTAGAAATGTACATGGTGGAGAAGTGGCCTCCAGCGAACTTTGTTACATTATCAATCACCCCGATTGCATCATCCGCAAGCTCCGCTGGACGGAGCAGGAGGTGGAGAGGGCGAAGGCTATCAAGATGTTATACTCAGAGGCAGAAAGCATTGAGATGTATGGCTTCGGCATTAGAGTTTTCAACAGGAAACTTGTCATTGCAACACTCGACCCCTCTTTGTTCCCTTCTCTTCGCCCAAATGAAATCATCACCCTTGACGAGATCATCGGAGGTACAGAATGAGAGAAATCCTTTTCAAAGCCAAGCGGCTGAGTAATGCTGAATGGGTAGAAGGGTATTATATAGGGCCGGTAGGTGTCCTTAATGTACATGAGATTTGTGATATTCACGATATTGCAGGAACGCGAGTTGAGGTAGACCCATCCACAGTTTGTCAGTACACCGGCCAAGTAGATTATGAATCAGAGGAACCTATTTTCTGTGACGACCTACTTAAAAGCCAGAATGGAATGGAACACACATACGTTGTCGGCTTTGAAGATGGCGGTTACTTTGCCAGAGAACACGGTGAGACTGGAATTGGGACACCCCTCACGATTGAAAATATCGAATGGTTGATGTTGAAAAGAATCGGCTCCATCCACGACGGGGAGGGCGGACAGCATGAGCAGTAAAATCCTTTTTCCAACTTCCAATGTCTCTCCCGATCAGGCCGTAAATATTATAAAAACAGGGTTGACCGACGAACGCATTCCCTTCAAAACAAGGAGACTTGCCATTGAACAGGTGGCATACATGGAGAGTTGCAGTAGCGTTACAAAAGACGAGTTAGCGAAGGCTCTGTGGTGGCTGCTTGACCACTACAACTTTGATAAAGACGGGTTAGTGGAGGTCCTGCGGTGGGTGTTTAACCACTACGATCTTGATGAGGATATTTGACAGCATGAGGGCAATGAATGACAATCTTAGCGATTGACCCAGGGGACAAGCAGAGCGCCTATTGCTTCATAGACAGCGAGGATCTACGTCCGCTGCGGTTTGGCAAAGAACAAAATGCCATAGTCCTTTTGATTCTCCAGTTGGAGAAGTATGATCTTGTGGTGATTGAGCGTTTGGCAAGCTACGGCATGCCGGTTGGACGCAATGTTTTTGAAACCTGCGAATGGGTTGGGAGATTCACGCAAGCAGCACAGAAGCCAGTGGACTACATATACCGCCAGGATGAAAAGCTCCATCTCTGCCATGACAGCAGGGCCAAGGATGCCAATATCCGCCGCGCACTGATTGACCGATTTGCAACCCATGATCTGAAAAACGGGAAGGGGACGAAAAAGAACCCAGATTGGTTCTATGGGTTCTCTTCCGATGTATGGGCAGCGTATGCAGTTGGAATTACGTACACAGAGACAAAATTAAAATTGTAAACAAAGTGTTAAGATCGTCTAACAATTTGACCGAAATGGAGGGCTGCGATATAATTTAAGCAGGAAATGGTTTTATACATATACGCGAGAAAGAAAATAAATTTTCTTTCTCGCTATGTATAAAACAGAAGATTTTCTTCCTCCTTCGCCCGGCTCCGAGGCGGTCTCAATATCGGGCGTACCTCTTTTTTCTTTGGGAGCGCGATCCTTGTTCTCGCCTCCCTATCACCCGGCCAGAGCGGATTTTGGTGCAACTCCAAAACGGGTGACCATTCCCAGCTGGGGAAATTTGATGGAAGGAGATTGTGCTCCCATCGAATCAGCAAATTGCTTTGCGGCCGCAAAGTGAACCGAAGCACGCGCCATTCGCCATTTCTCTGAAACCTGTGGTTGGAGACGCAGACCATTTCAGAGAAGGTGCGTGCGGAAGTGTAAACAGGCCTGCGGAAAGCCTGACAAAACCCGCAACATACCCCGAAAGGGGTATATATGCCGCCCCGTCCGCATGAGGGTTGAGGCGATGCATCTAACAATTTGAGAGGAAACGCATGGCGGAGTATGCTCCCGCCGCCTTTCTTAAATATATGAAAGGAGAACTCTCGAGTGAACGAACTGATAATTTTTAACAATCCCGAGTTTGGAAAGATTCGGACTGTAGAGGTAAAGGGCGAACCTTGGTTCGTCGGGAAAGACGTTGCAACGGCGCTGGGGTATGGAGAGGGGAAGTCTCTTGCCAATGCCGTAGCGAATCATGTTGATGAAGAGGATAAAGGGGTCACCGAATTGATGACCCCTGGTGGGAATCAGAAAATGGTCATCATCAACGAGAGCGGTCTGTATTCCCTGGTACTCTCCAGCAAACTGCCTGGGGCAAAGCGGTTCAAGCGATGGATTACGTCCGAAGTAATCCCATCTATTCGCAAGCACGGAGCCTACATGACCCCTGAAACCCTGGAGGCGGCAATCATGAATCCGGATATTATGATCCGGCTGTGTACTGTACTGAAAGAGGAACAGGATAGGAGAAAATCACTGGAGGCCGAACTGGACCGCAGCAAGGAATGGTACTCCATTAAAAGAGTTGCTCGCATGAATGGACGATCCCATAAGGATTTTGATTGGAGAAAATTAAAAAAGGCAAGTGAGCGGATGGGATACGGTGTGAGAAAAATTTTCGACGCCAATTACGGAGAAGTAAACATTTACCACATGAAAGTATGGGAAAGTGTGTATCCAAACATGGAGATATAAACCTTACTCCCAGAACACCCCGAAAGGGGTATCTGGTTCTTTAGCTCGAAGGTCGAGCAGGCAGCTCATAACTGCCGGGCCTTGGTTCGATTCCAAGAGGAACCACCAAAAATAGATTTTTATTGATGAGGTTAGTTATGGCTGCACGGTTGACAGATAAGCAGAAAAAGAAAATAGTCGCTGATTATCTGGAACTTGGCAGCTACAACGCAGTTGCCAAAAGAAATCATGTGTGTGGGGAAACTGCTCGGCGTGTCGTGGAGGCATCTGAGGATTTCGCGGAGAAGCTCAGGCAAAAAAAGGAAGAAAATACAGCCGATATCCTGGCCTACATGGAAAGTCGCAGGCAAGCAGTATGCGATATTATTGAGGTAGGACTTTCCGTTCTTCCAGAGAAGATTCAGAATGCGCGCAGCGCCGCAGAGGTCACAACGGCACTTGGGACACTGATTGATAAATTCACAGCCTTTGGCGGTGGTCCTGGGAATGATGCAAAGGAAGATGGTTTGAGCCAGAGCTTGCGAGAGATGGCAAAGGAGTTGGAAAGCGATGGTTAAATTAAAACAATGTCCGTTTTGCGGGGGACCTGGCGAGCTGCGCCGTGTTTTAACCGGGTGTGGAGGCGTTCCAACTTCGATTTTGGATGGGTGGACGGTTGAGTGCCCGAATGGATGTTGCCAAATTAAGTCATTTAAAAGCGACATATACCAAGACGAGAATGGCGAGGTTGTTGTTAAGCGGAATGGGGCAGAAGAAGCGATTGCAGCATGGAATAAAAGAGTATGATTTCAGAAAAACAAAAGAAAATCCTTGCGTTTCCATACTCCAAATATGATGCCATTATCTGCGATGGTGCAGTCCGATCAGGCAAAACCTCTATCATGATGTGGGCGTTTGTTCGCTGGGCCATGGAAAACTTCTCTGGTCAGCGGTTTGGTATTTGTGGGAAAACCGTTGATTCATGCTCAAAGAATATTATTGTCCCTTTCACAGCTATGACGCTGGCAAAAGAAAAGTATACCATGCGTTGGCGCCGATCAGAGAAGATCCTTGAGGTGCGCCGGGGAACTACGACAAATTGGTTTGAGGTGTTTGGCGGCAAGGATGAAAGCAGCGCAGCACTGATCCAAGGGCGAACGCTGGCAGGTGTTCTATTGGATGAGGTTGCGCTTATGCCCCGTTCCTTCGTGGAACAGGCCCTGGCGCGTTGTTCTGTAGATGGAAACAAGAAATGGTTCTCCTGCAACCCAGAAAGTCCGCAGCATTGGTTTTATTTGGAATGGATTAAGAAGCATGATAAAAGAAATGCACTGTATCTTCACTTTACCATGCGAGATAACCCAGGGCTGACGGAGAAGGTCATTGAGCAGTATGAATCCATGTTTTCCGGCGTGTTTTATGATCGGTTCATTAGAGGGTTGTGGATTCCGGCGGAGGGGCTGGTATATCCGCATTTTGGAGAGCATTGTGTGGTGGATGAAGAGCCTGCATCAGGTCGATATTATATTTCCGTAGATTATGGCACGCTGAATCCTTTCTCCGCTGGGCTGTGGTGCGTGACAAAACAAGGGGCGGTTCGGATCAAAGAATACTATCACAGCGGACGAAGAACCAACATACAAAAAACAGACGAAGAGTATTATCAGGCATTACGAGATTTAGCGAAGGGATATAATGTGGATTACGTTATAGTTGATCCTTCTGCCGCCTCATTCATTACGACAATTTTTCGCCACGGAGAATTCCAAGTGGTAAAAGCAAATAACAATGTTATGGATGGAATTAGAAGAACATCGGTTTATTTGAAAGATGGTCGTCTCAAAATACATCGTAGTTGCAAAGATGCTATCCGAGAGTTTAGATTATATCGTTGGGATGAAGATTCTACGGTAGACAAAGTAATTAAAGAAGATGATCATGCAATGGATGACATAAGGTACTTTTGTAATACGATTATGGTCCGGCATTTTCCGGTTATGAGGTGAAAGAATGACCATTGCAGACAAGTTAAAAGAATTAGGTTACACAACTATCAATGAGAGTTTTTATTCCAAAGTGCAAGAATGGAAAAGTTGGCACGAGGGAGATGTGAAGGGGTTCCATCGATATAAAATACGGAACGGAAGCGGTATCGTCCGGTGCAAGAGATATTCCCTCAATATGGGGAAGAAGGTATCAGAAGATTGGGCAAACTTGCTCATGAATGAGCGGGTGGAAATTACGCTGGAGGGGTCTAAGGAACAGGCGTTTATTGATCGAGTTTTTGAAGAGAACAACTTTAGGGTAAAATCCAATGAAATGCAGGAATTCGCTTTTGCCCTTGGAACGGTAGCATTTATCCCACGTGTTGTTGGCATGAAGGCAACGGAAAAAGGTCCTATTCCAGGAAGTGCAGCTGGGATAATCATTGATTATGTGACTGTAGAACATATTTGGCCGCTGTCTTGGCAAAACGGGGTTATCATAGAATGCGCGTTTGATAGTATTGTCACGGTTGATGGGGAAGATTACTGTTACCTGCAAATTCATCATAAAGTCAATGGATTTTATGACATAGAAAATCGGATTTATCTATATAGGAATGGAAATGTAGATAAAGAAGTATCTCTGTCTTCTGTCTCTGGTTTCGAGACGGTTCCACCTGTTGTTCACACCGGTTCTGGAAAGCGACAATTTGTTATTGATCGACCCAACATTGCAAACAATTTAGACTATTCTATTCCGCTTGGTATTCCGGTGTATGCGAACGCTATTGATAACTTAAAGGGTGTAGACGTTGCATTTGACAGTTACGTAAATGAGTTCATCCTTGGCAAAAAGAGAATCATGGTGAAACCGGCAGCGACAAAATATATAGATGGGGAACCGGTTTTTGACCCTGATGATTTGTCTTTTTATGTACTTCCCGAAGACATTTCAGACGATGGTGCAGTGATTACCCAAATTGATATGACTTTGCGGACCAATGAACATACGACAGGCATCCAAACTCAACTAAATCTTTTGTCAAGCAAGTGCGGATTCGGAGAAACCTATTACCGTTTTGACGGAGGGAATCTTACAACGGCAACTCAAGTTATTAGTGAAAATAGCACTATGTTTCGAACGATAAAAAAGCATGAAATTATTTTAGAGCAGGCTATCAGGGAATTGTGTCGGATCATTTTGCGATTGGGCAACATAGCTATGGATGCGGGGTTGAACGAGGATGCAAAAGTTACTATTGATTTTGATGATTCCATCATTGAGGACAAGACAACTGAGCGTAACAATGATCGGCAAGACTTGGCTGCCGGAATCATGAATGACTGGGAATATCGTATGAAGTGGTATAATGAAGATGAAAAGACCGCTAAAAAGATGCTGCCACGCATGGAAGATATGACTGACGAGGAGCAGGATGAGGTGGAGTAATGCCGAGATATCCTTTCACTCCAGAAGTTTTAGATTCGATGCCAGAACCGCTCGCAAAGCTGTTTAGGGGGCTCGAAGATACACTTCTTATTGAGATATGTAAAAGGCTAAAAAAAGCAGGAGAACTTAATGAGGTAACAATTGAGGCAATCAGAGCATTAAGAAGTCATGGAATTGATCTCAAAGAAATTGAAGAAGCAATATCTTCTGTAACTGAGATTGGAGAGAAAGAGTTAAATAAACTACTTGATGATGTAGTTTCAAGATATCAAAATTATGCGAAGGAAATGTTGACAATCGCAGCGATTACAACGCCAAAGTTGATGATTAACGACGTGGATGTTGAGGCGATTAGAAAGCAAGCCCTTTCAGAATATAGGAATATCACTCGTTCGATGGGTTTTGTTGGGATGAGCAAGTCCCCAAAAGTCATGTCTGCGTTGGAGGCATATCAATGGGCGTTAGACCAGGCGGAACTTGAGATTATGTCTGGTGCGATTGATTATAACTCGGCTATCAGGAAAGCTGTGAAGGGTCTGGCGGATAGCGGCCTAAAAACGGTTGACTGGGAAAGTGGACATAGAGATCAAGTAGATGTGTCCGTCCGGCGGGCGGTAATGTCCAGCATAAATCGAATGAATACAGTTTATATGGAAACATTACAAGACGATTTGGAGACCGATCTCGTAGAGGTAACAGCTCATGCAGGTGCAAGAAACACCGGGTATGGGATTGAGAACCATGCGTCATGGCAAGGGAAAGTATATCGTTGGTCAAAGAAGCCGAAAACGTCAAAAGGAAAGTATAAAGACTTTGAGTTGACAACAGGTTTTGGACAGGGTGCCGGTCTCGGAGGGTGGAATTGCTACCACAGATATTATCCGTATATAGAAGGAGTATCTTATCGAACCTATACAGATGAGGACTTAAATAAGATAGATAAACCGCCCTTCGCTTATCAAGGGAAAGAATATAATCAATATGAAGCAAGTCAGGAGCAGCGGAGAGTGGAAAGAACGCTTAGAAAACTACGAAGAGAAGCTAAGGCGTATGAAGCTGCGGCGCTTTCAGCGGACGCGCAAGCTGTAAATATTCGAATTAAAAGGCTTCGGAAATATTATGATGCGTTCAGCAAAAAAGCTGGACTTCCAACACAATACGAAAGGGCGGCGGTTACATATTGATCAAGAAGATAAACGGGGAAACATGGTTTTGTTGTCCGAATTGCGGGAAGAAAATCCATCCAGTGAAACCTGGGGCGTGTGGCGTATATGTTATGTGCAAACAAAAAAGACAAGATGGAACCAGATGTAATTGGTCTGGAGAAATCAAATATAACTGATCGAGAGCCATTGAGCCATTGACTACCATATTCGGTAGTTAATGGCTCGTTTTTTTATGCCGACGGGCGTTAAACGGTGGCCGACGGGCCAAAAACAAAAAACGGAGGTTTGTAAAATGGCTGAACCTATTAACAATCCTGTTGTACAGGACCCGACACCGGGGACAGGTGGTGAGGTGACCTTTACTCAGGCCGAAGTTGACGCGCTTATCAGTAAAGAAAAAGCAAGAGCGGTAGCAAAGGCAACAAAGGGTATCCCGGATGAAGCTGAGTTAAATGCGTTCCGGATATGGAAAGAAAATCAGCAGTCTGAAAGGGATAAGTGGGAACGGTTGACTGGGGAGAGAGAGGCTCTTTCCGGGAAACTGACCGCAGCAGAAAACGAAAGAGACCAGCTCAAAAGAGATTTATATGTACTTAAAAAGGGTCTTAGTGGGGAAGAGGCAGAATTTATTGCATTTAAGGCCGGGAAGATGGTAGACGATAAGACTACCTTCGAGCAGGCCGTGGACGCACTCACCGCTGACCGCAAGAAGACCACCTTTGACTGGACCGCCCCTTTGGGCGGAGGAAAGCCCCAAACGGGAGAAAATGATGTAATGAACGCCCTTATACGGGGCGCACTCAAATAAGAAAGGAGCCTATCAATGGCCGATATTATTGACAGAAGTAAACTTTCCGGGCTTATCCCTGAGCCTGTGACCCGCGAGATTATCCAGGGCGCTGTTACGGAATCTGCCGTGCTTCGGATGGCCCGGCGGCTGCCCAATATGACCAGCAAAACGCAGATTCTTAATGTGCTGGATGCCCTGCCCACCGCCTACTTTGTGAACGGAGAGGCGACCACTGGCGCATCCGATTCCAAGTCTTCTCTGAAAAAGACCACCAACATGGCCTGGGACAAGAAGAAAATTTACGCCGAGGAGATCGCTGTTATCGTCCCCATCCCCGAGGCGGTATTGGACGACAGCGATTATGACATTTGGGGCGAGGTTCGTCCCCGTCTCCAAGAGGCGTTTGGTAAGGTTATCGATGCTGCCATCCTTTATGGCACGGATAAGCCCACCTCTTGGCGTGAGGGACTCGTCCCTTCAGCTACTACCGCAAGTGCAGTCGTGACAGCCACCAGCGACATTTTCAAGGACATCATGGGGGAGGGTGGCGTGATCGCAAAGGTGGAGGAAAGCGGCTATATCCCCAACGGCGTGATGGCTGCTATTCAGATGCGCGCCAAGCTGCGTGGCCTGGTGGACAAGAACGGTCAGCCTATCTTTAAGACCGATATGCAGGGCGATACCCGCTACGCATTGGACGGAATGAACATGTATTTCCCCGTGAACGGTGCTTATGACCCGGAGGAGACCCTTGCCATCGTGGGTGACTGGAGCCAGTTGGTTTATTCCATCCGACAGGACATGACCTTTAAGATTTTCGACAGCGGCGTGGTGCAAGATCCATCCACGGGGGATATCCTCTATAACTTGATGCAGAACGACATGGTGGCGCTTCGTGCCGTTATGCGGTTGGGCTGGGAAATCCCCAACCCGATCAACGCCTATAATGTTGACAATACAAAGGCATTTCCCTTTGCTATTTATGCACCGGCGGGGGAATGATCGGGTCTGACATCTTAACGCTCTTCCCCAGCAGTCAGACCCTATTGGGGAAACAAGTCTCAGAGCTTGTAGGTGATGATTTGAAGGTTAAGAAAGATGGTTCCGTAGTCGGGACATTCCACTATGTTCCTGATTATACGGAATTCAGCAGCGCCCCAGAAGAGCAGAGCGGGTATTATTTCCCGTTTCATCTGACGAAAACCGGAAGTGTAATGACGTTCAAAAAGAATGGAGCGCCAACCAAACAGGACATTCCTTTTGATGCAGATATTATTTTCCGCGTTGAGGAAAATGATACTTTTGAGGTTTTAGTTGATGAGCAAAGTGCTGTGATATTCAACTTCAAAAAAGCTACGTTTGACCCTAAGCCAAAGGCGTCCAGAAAGTCGGGAAAATAAAGGAGGTTTCTTATGGTATATGCGGATTATACATATTACAAAGAAACCTACCTTGGGACGTTGATTCCAGAATCTGAGTTCCCAATGCTGGCAAAGCGGGTAAGTGAATATCTGGACTACATCACAGTTGGAAAAGCCTCTGAGAATGCGTCTATGCTGGAAATAAAGGACGCTTGTTGTGCTCTTGCTGAGCAGTACAAGGTTATTGAGAAAGCGCAAGAATCATCTTTAAGTGAAACCGGAGAGAAGTCCAGTGAGACGGTTGGTAGTTATTCTGTGAGTTACCGAAGTTCGGCAGAATTAGCGAAGAATTCTACAGCTGAGATGTCTTCCATTGTATCCAGATATCTTGGAAGAACTGGCTTGCTCTATCGCGGTGGGAGGTGCTTTCCATGTACGCCCCACACTCTATAACTGTTTACACAATAACAGAAGATGAAGTCACTTTCGAATCTGTTTATAACATTACCATTTTGCGGGGGGTGTTCTTTGATGCTGCTCATGCCGCCAATGTGAGAGAAAGTGGGCTGGAAGGTGCAGACGTCGTCAACCTATTTATTCCATTCAATGTAAACGCTATTGATGGGATTACAGGTTTTCCTAAAAGATTTGCAACCCCAAAGCAATATGAAGCTGCCGAAGATAAAAGCAATTTGTGGACCCTTGACACGGATTCTATGCAAAGCTCAACTACTTTCTTTGTTAAGGGAGAAATCGTTGAGCAAGGGAAGGACTTTCAGTGGATGAATCGGATTTACGATAATGTTCACAGGATCACCAAAGTGGATACAAAAGATTTTGGCTCTCCTTCGATGCAGCATTGGGAAGTTGGTGGCGCTTAATGGCAAGTGTCGTTATCCATGTTGATATTGATATCGACAAGATCAAAGCGAAACTTGATAGAGCAAACAAAGAACTTACAAAAAATGTAGCGAAAGATACAGAGAGCAAATTCCTACCTTGGTTGAATGGCACTTTAGCTGCCCGCACAAGGATTTTAGATGATGAAATTATCTATCCTGGTCCTTATGCCCATTATCTCTGGGAAGGAATTGTTTACGTAGACCCTCAAACAGGAGCTGCGGGATTCCGCCTTCCCGATGGGACGTGGAGATCCCGCACCGGAGTTCGGAAGGTTCCATCAGGAAAATCTTTGGTATTTACAAGGTCCTCTGCTCAACCACATTGGATTGAACCGGCAAAGGCAGAGTTCATGCCCAGGTGGGAAGAGGCATATAAAAAGTCCTTTAAGTGAGGTATCTATGGGACAAAAAATATCGAATAAAGAGCAAGAATCTATTTCAAGATCATTGCTTTCTTGGCTCAATACTTGGCCAGACAAGCCCGTTGGGGTGATCAACTTCACTTATGTTCCTGATGATGCCGAAGGTATGTCATTGTCCACGCCCCAGGGCACATTTATGGTTAGGAAATATGTTCGTGGTGCATATCAAGCAAGATATACATTCAAGATCATTTACCGTGTTATTCCTGGGAATAGCAATAACAAGCGTCTTACTGCTGATGAAACCTTAGAAAGCTTTGCAGACTGGATTATCAACAATGGAACAATGCCTCAATTAGAGGACGGGAAAAAGGTTGTCAAATTTTCTCGAAGCGAAAGTGATCCTGATTCCGTTTTATTTAACCGATATGAGGATGGAACAGAAGATCACCAAATTATTATGACGATGGATTACACATCTGAATAAAATTTTTTCGTGAGCCGACGAGCCGAAATTTATTTATTAGGAGGAAATATTATGAAACTTTCCGCTCTGATGGCTGATTACACCCCTTCCGCTGAGTTTGCGGGGGTTGCAACAAATGACGATTTTGTTCTTGCCGTAGATATCGCGGAAGAATCAGCCGGAAAAGTAGCTAATTATATCGTAGTTCAGTCCGGTATTGCATCGGTGGATAGTCAGTTGAATCCCGAAACAGATGAAAAAGCGTATATCCGACAGGGTGCGGTATCTACCAAAACATCTACTCAGCGTACATTCAATGTTACTGGTGACCGTATCTTTGGAGATGAATTCCAGGATTTTGTGTTGTCTCATGCAATTAAGTTCGGTACCGGCCAGAAAGTAGTTAAACCTTATGTGTATTTCTCTCTATTGACAGGAGAAGGAGAAAAGGGGACAGCATCTATCATTGTGAACTCTGATGGGTCCGGGGATGCCGGTGCATCTTCGGAAATTGACATTGATATTATGGCGACCTCTGCTCCCGCTGCCTACACATATTCTGACGATTCCGGTGTTTAACTGACAGGAGGATAAATTATGGAGACCTACAATATTAACGGCGTTGAGATTCAGTATGATACTTTCGATCTCGTCAACTTGGAATTATATACCAATGGTGTGACAGAGATCGCTGAAGTTGGAAAACGTGTGAAAGAAATGATTCAAGAAGATCCCGCCAAAAATGGCATTAAGGCAATCAGAATGATGTGCAATGCATTTATGGATTTCTTTGATGTGCTTTGTGGCGAAGGGACGAGCAAGAAGTGTTTCGGCGACAATGTAAACGCGAGAGACATTATCAATGCTTATGCCAAGTTTTGCGAAGAAGTATCCGCAACTGTAAGCTCTATGAAAGTAGATTTCAATCCGCCTTCTTCTCCCTCTATCATGGATGATTCCCAGTTGAGAGCGGAAAAACGGGCAAAGCTGCGTGCCGAAGCTGAACAGAGAGTAAAAGATCGTGAGAGAGAATCCATTTAACGGATTCCCCACCAGCGTAGATGTAGATGGGCAATTCTTCCCGATTAATCCAAGTTTTCGCGTTGGGATTTCTATCGAACTTGAGATTCTGAAAGAAAAAAATCCAGATGTTGTAGGTCTTTTGAATTTGTTTTACCCAAGCGGGATTCCTTCCAATATATCCGCAGCGTTCGACGCAATGTTGTGGTTCTTTCGTGGGGAAGAAAGCAAAGAGGCAACACAAGAACAAGCAAAAAAGAAAGGAGGCAGGGTATATGACTTTGAAATTGATTCAGAAGCTATCCTTGCCTCCTTTCTGTCAGCGTATGGGATAGACCTATCTAAGGATGATTTGCACTGGTGGGCTTTTCGTCGTCTCTTATTTAATCTTCCCTCCGAAACGCTTTTCATGCAGCGCATACGATACCGCACAGCCGACATTTCCAAAATGAGTAAAGAGGAAAAGAAACACTATAAAAAAATGAGGGCTCTCTATGCGATTAAGGATGATCGAAGGAGAGAAGTGCAGACCGTCGAAGAGAGAGACGCTGCCTTGATCGAAAAGGTGCGGAAACGGTATCAGGAGGCCCAGAAGCATGTGGAAAAAGGGTCTAACTAAAATCAGATGCCCTATGTGCGGGTACGAAATGCCAGTGTTACGAAGTGAAAACGCTTCTTGTGAAGGGTTGTTTCTACGTTGCAAAGGTAGAAATTGTGGGCGCTGGTTTGAAATTAAAATAGAACGGTCCAAGTAGTGCCAGAGATGCCGATGGGCCCACTGAGAAGGTGGTGTAACCCATGGCGGCAGATGGTTCTGTAACCATTGAAATTAATGGTGACTATCAAGAATTTCTTTCAGATTTAGACAAAGCTGCTGGGAAGGCAGCAAGTCAGGCAAAAAAATCGTTTTCTGGAATTCAAAAAAATGCACAACTTACTACAAAGGATTATCAAAAACTAAATTCTGTTGCAACAACAGCATTGAATGGGATCGTAAAAGCCCTTGCTGCTGTCGCAACTGCATCCGCTGGAGCCCTTGTCGCGGTAAGTAAGATCGGGATAGAATTTGAATCTGCTTTTGCCCAAGTTGAAACCATCATGGACACTTCACAGATGTCCGTCGAAGACATGCGAAGTTCTATCCAAAACTTGTCTTCGGAGATGGGGGTGTCCGCAAGTGAATTGTCTGGGGCGGTTTACAACGCCATTTCCGCAACCGGAGACACTGCGAATGCAGTTTCACTGGTTGGGGATGCAACCCGACTTGCCACAGCAGGATTCACAGATGCAGAATCTGCGCTTTCTGTTCTCACAACCACTATCAATGCGTATGGGATGAGTGCTGCCGATGCTGAATCAATCTCGGACAGCCTGATTCAGACGCAAAACCTTGGTGTTACTACGATTGACCAGCTTGCCAGCGCAATGGGCAAGGCGATTAGTACGGCTTCCGCCTACAATGTCAATCTGGGAAACCTTGAATCTGCTTATGTCAGTCTAACAAAGGCGGGTATCAGCACGGAAGAATCTACAACTTATATTTCTTCCATGCTGAATGAGCTGGGAGATACTGGCAGCGAAGTCGGGAAAATCCTTAAGAAAGAAACCGGCAAGAGCTTTGGCACCTTAATGAAGGAAGGAAAGAGCCTTGGTGATGTGATTGAGGTTCTTTCTGATCATGTTGATGGCAGCGCCGAAGCCCTTATGAATCTTTGGGGAAGCGCCGAAGCTGGCAAAGCTGCAAACGCTATTGTGTCCCAGGGACTTGACACCTTCAACGACAACCTGGAGAAGTTACAGAACAGCGCGGGGACCACAGAGAAAGCGTATAGCACAATGGCTGATACGCTGGAGCACAAAACGCAGATGGTCAAGACTGAGGCCCAAAATCTTGCCATCTCGATCTATGAGCAAATCAAACCGGCGTTGTCTGATATCGCGGATGCGGCGTTGGAGTTCATCCAAAACTTTGATTTTACCCAGGCTGTTAATGCGGTGAAAACTTTTGTTGCGATTCTTGCCTCTGCCGGAGTTGCAATTGGAGTGTTTAAGGCCGCGCTACTTATCAGCGATATTTCCAAATTTGTTACAGGGGTTAAAGCAGGCGCCGAAGCAGTAAAGGCACTTAGTATGGTCACCAAGGCGGGAACGGCCATTCAAACGGCCTACAATGCGGTAATGGCATTAACTCCCTGGGGGGCCGCTCTCGCTGCGGTCACGGCTATTGCCGGCGCATTCGTTATTTACAACGCAGTAACTGATGACGCATCGGATAGCCAAGCGCAGCTTAACGACGCCATGAGCGACCTCAATGATAGGATTGAGGAACAGAAGCAAAAAAAGGAAGAGCTTGCACAGACCACAGCAGAAAATCTTGGCAAAGTAGACGCTGAGATCGACAAGACAGAAGATTATATTGCTGAGTTAGATAGACTTACCGATGCGAATGGAAAAGTAGAAAAAGGACAAGAAGACAGAGCGAATGCCCTTGCGAACTTAATAAATAATGTTATCCCCGGTGCAATTGAAATGCACGAGCGAGAAGGGGAAAGCTACGTTAAACTTGCTGACAATATTAAAGATATGCTTTTCCAAAAGGAGAAGGAAGCAACTTTGAACGCTATGCAGGGGCAGTATGAGGAGGCCCTTGCAAGTCAGCAAGAATTAGTACAAAACAATGTCGATGCAGTGAAAAACCTCCAAGATGCCCAAATTGAGCTTGGAAGGGTTCAAAATTCTGTAACTGGTGAGCGTTCCGCCGCAGCTGTTGCCGCCGCAGAAGAAAAGGTCAAGAGAGCAAGAGACGCCGTCGTGGAAACCACGAAGGCAATGATTGAGAATCAGGAGACCATTCGCCTTTATGAAAATGCCTGGGAAGCAGCAGACCCAGCAGCACTGGAAACAGCTCTTGCAGCATTAAATACAGAGATTGTTAAATTCAACGGAAACAATAAAGCTGAGGTAGAACAAGCGACCGCAGATATGTTCCTTTCGTTCCAAAGGTTTGCTACCGAAACCATGGGTATTTGGGACAATTTAAGCGAAGAAGGAAAAGAATCATACACTGCTATTCTCCAGACAATGCAAGCGCAGCTACAAGAACAGATTCGGCAACTTGAAGAAACAGGCGCTGCGATCCCAGAGTTCCTTGCAAATGGGGCCTTAGCTAATGCAGACCTTCTCCCTCAAAGCCTACTTCAAATTATTGAAAGTGGCAGGACAATACTACAAAATGCAGGGGTTGAATTTGCTTCTGACGTTGCTATATGGGATTTCCTCATGGGAAATTCCATCTTGGAAAATGGACAAGTAGTTTCAGATGCAACTAAGCAAGTTGCAGATCAAGCGGGCGAAGCGGGGAAGCAAACAGCGCAGACGAATAGCCCAGAATCTGGAAAAGTTTGGACGCAAGGTTTCGCTTCGGGTGTATCTGGGTCTACGGCGCAAGGACAGCAAGCTACAACCAAATTTGTCAATGATTCCACAGCTGCTGGGACTGCGGCGGCCCAAAATGGGGGAATTGGGACAGCAATTGGAAATAAAGCAACTGGAGAATTAACCTTTATGTCTCCGCAGTTGGCTGCGGTTATGCAGTCTGCTGTTCAAAACATGAATTCCGCCGGAGAATCTGCTGCGTCTGATGCGGGAACGGTTGGTGAAACAGCTGTCAATTCTGCGGCGGGAGCAATTACCTCTTCCAGCGGTCTTCTAAGCACAGCTTTTTCCGGAATGATTGATGGCAGCGTTCAGGCTGCCTTAGGCGCTACAGCTTCTTCGACTTTGATTAGTTCTAAAATCGTCGAACAAATATCTTCTGGGATATCATCTGGGACGCCTGATGTTGTTTCTGCGCTGAATAATCTTGTGACTACTTCGGTGCTTTCTTCCGCAACTGGTGCCTCTGGGGCTGCGAAAAGTGTTGGACTGGCCATTGCTTCCGGTGTTGCTGCGGGTATCAATGCAGGGGCAAGCCAGGCGATCAGTGCTGCATCCAATATGGCAAAGAGCGCACTTGCCGCAGCTAAAAGCGCGTTGGATATCCACTCTCCCTCTAAGGCGTTTCGTTGGATTGGTGAGCAATCTGTTGCCGGTTTGGTACTTGGATTAAATGACAAGGCAAAAAACGCACAAGCAGCGGCTGGAAAACTTGCTGATGTTGTCTTAAAAGAAACTTCTAAACTTTATGACAAGATTGCGGAGATTGAGGCCGCAGCACAGAAGCGGGCAGATGAAAAGGAGCTTGCGGACTATGAAAAAAGTCTGGCAGAAAAGTATGAACGGCTGGAAGAGGCAGAAGTTGATGAACGACAGGATAT